GGCCATGGTCAAAATATTGGGGGTAGTCACATCCAATATTTGCAACACTTGTTCGAGGTCAGTGCCAGTTATATTGAGCATGCCTTGATAGGCTTGTCTTTGCAGCAGATTGTATTGACTGGCACTGATGCCAGATCCGTTGTTCAACAGGTCATTGATACCAGCAGGTGTGACTCCTGCAGCCAACAATGGGTTGGCCACAAAGCCAGGCAAGCCTCCTTGAAAACGACCCACTCGAGCCAGTTGCCGTAACAATGCGCCAGGTGTGCCATATTGATCAAGATCGGCAAGATTGGTCAACAGTCCTTGGTTGGCAAGATCTGTGCCAAATCCATCAAAGTCAGGATTGACTTCACTGATGCCATTGGTCACCAGTGCATCCATGTTGGTAAATGTAGGGCCTAGGTATGTTTGTGCATTGACAGAGGAGTTGATGTACTGATTGGTTGTTGCGATGTAACCTTGCACAGCCATAAACCCAAGAGCGAATCTGCCTACGTCCCCGTTGCCAAGGTAGGCCGATGCTGTTTGTTCAATGAGATTGCTGAAGCCAGACGGATCCAAAGTCGAACCATCAGTGGCATCAAACGGAGTGGTAAGATATTCAGCACTGAGATACGGATACGAGCCCACAGGACTGGCAGGTATGCTGTTGCCCAGGGCTGGACACACTGTATTACCAATACTCAACAAACTCAATAAAGTGGTTTGATTGGCAAAACTTTGTGCTTTGTAACTGTTGACCGCAGCAATAAAGTTTGAAATCACAGTAGTAGAATTAAAGGTCACAATGGCCTGTGCCAGGGCTGAAGGTATGGGCTTGATACCTTGGTTGGCCAACATGCCTGCTGCGGCAGTGAGTTGTAGTGGAGTTAGAATTCCCTGTGCCATTAGCCTGCCCTGACATTGCTGCTGCCACCCACGCGAGCATGGCCGCAGGTGTCAGCGTCGCCTGTGACCACAACAGAGCTGCCTCCGGCTCGGACAGATGCCACGCCACCTGCTGTGAGCTGACTGCCGTTGTTGTGTTGGTTCCGACCTCTGCGTGGATACGGAGGATGAGCAGTTACAGTTTGATTTGGAATCATCACAGCAATGTTGTTGACTCGCACCGAAGCCACACCACCTTGTGCTACTCCTCCTCCGGCATTGGCATCTCCATTGCGCTGAACTGCTGGCATTTTATCCCACTAAAATTTTCTTTTCTGGTACTTTGATACCAGTGGTTGCTTCGATATATTTCATGCGCACATTTTCGTCTGTGACTGCATAGATAGCAACACAGTTCATATTTAGTGTGCATGGTTGTGTGGGATCTGCGGTAAACATACTAGGCACCAACCCCATGCCCTGCGGACCTGGCGCCACGCTGACAGGGTCTTGCAGTTTGGCTTCAGAGCCCACTATGGCAGTGACTTTGGCAATCATTTCTTCGCCAGAGTTCAATTTGAATGTGTGTACTTTTCCAATTTCCATTATTTGCTTTCAGTTAAATGTGTTCTTAGTTCTGTAAACCCGCCTATGAGTTTACCATCTAAAAATATCTGTGGCACAGTGCGAGCTGTTGGTACAGCTTCTAATAATTGTTCTCGAGTCCAACCATGCATGATGTTTCGCTCTTCAAATTCAATATTGCGAGATTTCAACAATGCCTTGGCCTGATCGCAGTAAGGACAGGCGTCCTTACTCCATACAATTGCTTTCATTTCTGTCGTCCTTTGAGTTTATAAATTGTGTGTTCGTGTCGGTGATTCCATATATTAATAATCACTGGATCTCCAGGCCCTGTGATGAAATTAGTGCCGCGAACATGACGGCCCCAAATCCATCTACCACTGAGATCACACCGTCGAGGAATCAATGCAAATGTTTCTTTCCAGTTGGCTCGTTTGTAGTACCATTCATCTATCATAGATTGGGCAGTTCGTCATAGTCGATAGCGTCACTCATTACACCAATCACATAGTTGGTTGATTCATTTTCTTGCAAGGCAGTTTGTTTCTTGCTGGTATCAACGTGTTTGTTGAACCACGGAATAGGCGTAGATCGTGGCGCAGGCTCGTGATATTTGATGCCAATCTCTTTGAGTGCATTGGCAGCAGTGTAGTCTACAAAGTCTTTGAGGATTGAAGCATTTAGACCAATCACTGGACCATATTTGAAAAGATAGTCAGCCCAGGCTTTTTCTTCTCGGATCACGTCCATGAACATTTGGTACACTTCGGCTTCGCAGTCGGCCTTGGCCTGAGCAAAACGTGGATCTTCTTTGACCACTTGATTGATCATCCAAGCTGTCCACTCTTTGTGCAGTATTTCGTCTTGTAAAATCAAGCTGATAATGTTGCCATTGCCAATGAATATTTTGTTTTCTACCATGGCCAAGCTGGTGGCAAACGACACCATGAACCGGAAAGCTTCCAGGGCATAGCTGGCATTCAAGGCCAGCCAGACAGCTCGGATATGTTCTTGTTCAGGGAACGCTTCCAACAACCCCAACTCTTTTCTACAGTTGATCATGTGCAAGCGGTCATAGTACTGTCCCACTGAACTGGCCATGTCCACAATCTCACGAGTGTCGTGGATGGTGTTGAATACTTCTTTGGGCACATTGTAGATGTTGCGAATGATGTGGCTGTAGGAGCGACTGTGAATGTTGGTTTCAAAGAATGTCCAATTGTAGACCAAGGCTTCTAGCTCGGGCAGGCCTACCACAGGAGTAAAAATTTGACTGGGTCCGCGACCTTGCAAGCTGTCTAAAGCAGTTTGACGCAATAGGTTACTGGTGAAAATATGTTTCACAGTGTCTGAGGCATCTTTGAAATCGTTGGCATCTTTGGTCAGAGAAATTTCTTCTGGCACCCAAAAGAAACCACGAGCTTCTTGTTCAAATTTGACCAGTTTGTTGTACTTGACTTCTTCAAAACGTTGAACGGTCACAGGACCAGCAGGATCCAAAAACATCTTGCGATGTAGGTAGTCAGTTTTGGTGGCGAGGTTATATTGTTGTTTGCTCATATTATTATTCCAGTGAGTATGTAATTATGCCGTTGAGTACATTGTGTTTGACAACCAATGTACCTTGCGGATTGACTAGTAAAATAGGGTCTTCTCCAGGTCCCCAGTGTCCAGTATCCAGATACAGTCGATCTGAATCTTGTTGCATGCCCATGCGTGGCACAATTAACACTGTTTGATTGTGCCAGGGTTGTGTGGGTATGTTCAATACAAAGCTGTCTCGGTCATCACAATGCTTTGCAAAATAACTGGCAACCACGGTGCCTGCTTGTACTGCTCGCAGATAAGGCACCCAGTTCCATACAGTGCCAACTTGTCGTTCAAATTTTACAATGCCTGGTTTCAATTCATTCAAGATTGTAGGGGTATAAAAACAATCAGCAGTTTCGCATACCAATTCGTTTACAGTCTGCACAAACGCAGTATCGACATCTACGCCAGGGGCAAAAACTCTATTGGTTTGTTCTTGTACGCCAAGTCCTTGGGCAAAACTGTTGGGCACTGCTACTGCCCAGATTTCTAAAAAATATTCTCCAGGCAAGAAAATAGATTTTTGATCTCGTGGTAAACTATTCCACAGGCCTTCCAACCACAAATTGCCATTCACAGTTTCAGTAAAGGTCACTGTGCTGGTAGGATAGCTGTTGTCATAGCGTTCATTGACCAGTTCTATCTTGTTGCCCAGCCCAAGGCGCTGTATGATTTCACGTCCCAATAGATATCTGTCATGATCGCTTTCAAAAGCCCGCACATGACTTGCACCGTGTTTGAGAGCCAGCATGCTCAACAATCCAGTGCCAAACCCAATGTCAGTGCAGTGATGTCCTGCAACATGTCTTGACAGCACACGATCGTAGAATTGGTTGCGCACGAAGTCATTGATCATGCCAAGGTTCACGCCGTCATGGTTGAACCAATCAATCCTACCTAAAAAATCCATTACCAGTGCCTTATGGTGTTTGCTATGATAAACCCGCAGGTGATCACATGTATTATAACCCAAAAAGTTTTCAAGAACAAGGCTATTCGAGCCTCTCTCAAAGTCAATATAGGTACATCTGGACGGTCATGGTCAGTTTGTCCCATGAGGTGTCCGGTGGCCCTAGCCCAGATTTTTTCAAAGCTGTTCATTTACAGTTTACAACTTTCACAATCTTCTTCCATGGGCTCGGCCAAAGCCAACGTTGGTAAATCTTCATCTCGAGCTTTGGCGCCTTGTTTGTTGATCAGACTGTAATAGAATGTTTTGAGACCCCAGCGATGTGCCAGCATGAGGTTGGTAGCAATCAGTGTGGTAGGCACTTTGCGGTTAGGAAAGTGTGCGGGATTGTAGAAAGTGTTGGTAGAAATTGCTTGGTCAACATAGGCAGCCAACACTGCGGCAGTTTTTATGTAACCCACACAGTCTTGTTGAGCCCACATCAGTTGATATCGGTTCTTGAGCTTGTGATACTCGGGCACAACTTGTGTAAGGCTGCCGGCCTTGCTTTCTTTCACTGTAATCAAGCTCATGGGCATTTCGATGCCATTGGTTGAGTTGATCACCACCGAACTGGATTCCACAGGGGCAATGGCCATCAGTGTGGCATTGCGAACTCCGTGCTGCTTCATTTGTTCACGCAGGGGTTCCCAGTCTAGCTCAGGCTGAAAGTTCGTGAGTTCGTTGACCCCAGCGGCTCGTCGCTCCCATGGGAAGATACCCTGACCATACCGGGTTCTCGCCGAATCTTTACAAGCACCACGTTCACGAGCCAGTTCCACGGTAGCTTC